TAGGCCGCTATTGGGACGGCAGCGTGGACACCTTCAAGAAACCGGACGTTTGCGGCTTTCAGGTACGCACGGCATTGAGCCACAAGAACCTCATCATCAGACCGATTGATTCCGGTGAGGACAACTTCGTCTTGGTCACAGGCAATTCGCCAGTTTACGAGATTCACGGCTGGATCAAAGGCAGCGAAGGCAAGCAGGACCAGTTCTGGCGAACAGACGTGCGCTCTCCAGCTTGGTTTGTTCCGATTAAATACCTCAATCCTTTTGAAACGCTAGAGGTTTGAATGATTGGCAAACGCATTGACGGACCCTACACCGTTATTGGTAACGAGGCAGCACAAGATTCATCACTAAGCTGGAAAGCCAAAGGCTTGCTGGTTTACCTGCTCAGTCTGCCGAGAGATTGGAACATCCGGCTTTCTGAACTAGCCAGACACGCAACAGACGGCATTGACTCTACTCGTAAGGCAATGGACGAACTGCTGAATGCTGGATACATCCAGAGAGGCGCAAGAATTCGTAAACCGGATGGCAAGCTTGGGGATTACGTTTACCTCGTCACTGGTGTGCGTGATGATTTGCCTGAATTGGAAAAACCTACGTTGGAAAAACCTACGTTGGAAAAACCTACGTTGGAAAAACCTACGCAGGAAAATCCAACGCTACAAAATAAAGAGATAACAAAAGAAACAAAGAACAAAAGAAACAAAAGAAAATACGTTTCTAAATCTTATTCAGAGGATTTTGAGATTTGGTGGAAATACTACCTCACGAACTCGAACAAAGACCCAGGTGACAAGTGGAAGGCTTTTGAAAACTTCAATTACCTTTTGCAGAGTTTCAGTCTTGAGCAGATTCAAAGAGCAACCGCGCATTACTTCCAGAGTTGCGGAGACAAGTTCACCAAAGACGCCACAACCTTTTTGAAAGGCGAATTGATTGACCAGTACCAAGAACCACCAATTGTGCCAATCCGAGGCAAGCCGCAGGAACAACCTCGCAGACTCACCGCACAAGAGCAATCAGTCAAACGCATGTTGGAGGATTATGCAGAACGTCACGGAGAAACAGGTAATTCAGGCTTTGGCAATGGTTTCGATGAATTTGAACAGACCCATACCGGAAGGATTACACCAACTCTGGGTTCAAGCCTTTTGCAGTAAGTCCATGATTGACCAGCAAGACTTTGCTGAAGCCATTTCCAAAATCATCAATTCTTGGAATCCCACACCAATCAAGCCTTGGCCGACTGTTGCGGATGTCAATGACTTGCTCAACGTGATTTCCAAGTATCGCTATGAAGAACCAAAAGCCTTGGCTTCCGTTGACTGCCGGAAACGTCAACAACTCTCAAAGCAGTACCTCTCGCAGTTGAAGGCTCTTGCAAGCACCTAATGATTACCTTCAATATCAGACCAGTACCCAAACCAAGGCAGAGCATTCGGGATAAGTGGTCGCCTTCAAAGTCAACGCTCAGATATCGACTATTCGCAGATGAGCTTCGTTATCAAGCAATGGATAAAAAGTTTGAGTTGCCAGATTCCTTTGCCGTTGAGTTTGTCATTCCCATGCCGAAGTCTTGGTCCACTCGCCAAAAGTCACTGATGAACGGAAAACCTCATAAGCAAACACCGGATTTGTCCAACCTCCTGAAATCACTAGAAGACGCACTGAGAAAAGAAGACAAAGAAATCTGGGACGTTCACGCCTCGAAGCGCTGGGGCGAAACCGGACTGATTCGGATTTATTCACCAAACGACGATTTTGATTGGGCTGACTGATGATCTTATCTCACCAAACTTTGAATGGACTCAAAGAGTTGGGGCATTTGCCACGATTCGCCCAGGTTGGGCCATGTAGTGTGGATCTTCACTTAGGCAACACCTTCGCTCAGTTAGGCGTAAAACAAAAATTTCTCTTTCTGGATTCAGAATCCGTTTACCAGCACGTTCAGACTGAAGATTTTTTGCTGGAGCCTTCTAAATTTGTTCTGGCTTCAACTCAGGAAAAAATCAGTGTGCCGAATCACTTAGCGGCTTTTGTGGCTGGTAGAAGTTCAGTCGGAAGGTTGGGTTTGCAGATTCAAAATGCCGGATTCGTCGATTCAGGCTTTCAAGGCCAGATTACGCTTGAACTGTACAACCAATCAGAAAAGCCGATTCTGCTAAAGGCTGGCGTTCGCATTTGCCAAATCGTCTTTTTTCAACTCGACGAAACCACAGAGCAACCGTATTCCGGCAAGTACCAGAACCAAGAAGGCGCGACAGGCTCGCGGCTTTACAAGGATTTTGAGGCGTGACGATTGGTAAACTTTGGCGAACCAACCTGAGGAGTCGCCACAGCGAGTGCTGCCAAACCACGCGAAGGAAGTTTGCTGAATCAAAAGCAATAAAGGCGATTTACGGACGCTCGCCTGACGCTGCGCCTCATGAATGAAAAGATTTTCGACGAAGTGGAACGGTTACGTTTTTACGATCCAGACTTGTACGTCTGGTTTGAGGAACGAGCGGCAATCATGCAATTCGATGGCGGATTATCCAGAGAGGAAGCCGAACGTGAAGCTTTACACCTTGCTCGACAGAAGAAAGCCTCTAAGCGAACGCTTAGAAGAGAGGCTTGAAAAGCTGAAACAAAAACCGTCCATGCGTTTTTGCGAATCCTGCCAGACGCACAAACCCAACACCAAGGTTTTCTTCAATGATTTCAAAGCTTGTAAACTTTGCCAGAGAATAGCCCATGCCACTGAAAGGCGACACCGGACTAAAAATCCCAAGGCGCTACCTGCAACAAGTCGCAAAGAAATTTCCTGAAGCCACTGCAAAGGCTATGAGGGATACTCTTTTTGACGTCAGAACCGGACTTTATCAAGAGATGGAGGACAGTTTTGAACCTCCTGTTCATCCTTACTTGTTGCCTCGAAATCCCAAAAAGCCTGGGAAGCGTGGAGCCTTGTTTGTTGAGTATGACCTGAAACGCTTTGAAGGCCGAGTCTATGCCAAAGACAGAAGCGAAGGTTCAGCCTTAACCGCTGAAGATATTCTTCTTCCCCACATCACCGGACAAGACCGAGAGTTTAAACGTTCAGAAAAATCTTTGTATCGTGCCGGAATACTGCCAAAAGGTTGGTATGCGATTCCAGGCGAGGCCATAAGGCGAGACAAGTATGGAAACATTTCTCGCGGACAAATGACCCAAATGCTTTCTTATCTTCAAGCCAATCCTGACGCTGCTCAGAACACAACAAAGAACAGCATGGCGAAGAAGAAACAACGCTATAGCTACTTTGTCAGCAGAGACAAAAACGGCAGACCGTTTGGAATCAGAAAGCGAACAGGTAAGCACAAAGTCGAATGGTTTCTGATATTCGCTAAGAGTTCAAAATATTATCCGGTTTATGAATTCCAGAAGGCTGGCGAGCTTACCATTCGCAGACAGTGGCCTAAAAACTTCGCTTACTGGCGCAAGCAAATCATGAATCCAAAGCAGAGGAAGGTAGCGGCTTGATGGACATCGTTTGTATTCTTTTCAACGGCAAAGAGCGACACCTACCCAGCTACAGCGCAAACGCTGGCTACTCTGCTGAATGGGTGGACAAATTGGCGCGAGCGATTAAGCGAAACACAACGAAGAGCCACAAGTTCATTTGCTTGACAGACAAGGAATATCAGTTTAACGAAACCGTCACGCAAGTTGCGCTCGACTGCGAAGACTTAGGCTGGGCTTGTGTCATGGAAGCTTTTCGACCAGGACTAGGCAAAGGCCGCAGATTCATCATTGGATTGGATACGCTGATCACGAACAACATTGACGAGCTGCTCAACTGGCGAGGTGAATGTGGGCTACTGACAGACCCATTCGAGCCTCACACCATCTGCAACGGGATCGGCTTATTCTCAGCCGCTGAAGTCAAAAGAATCTGGAATCTTTGGCAACTTCGAGCGAATTCTGGAATCAACTACACCTACAAAAACCTACCAAGTGAAATGGCTTTTCTTCGTGCGGTTTGCTCGAACGCCACACGGCTCGACCAAGTCTTTGAGCATCAGATTCAATCCTACAAGGTCCACTGGACACACCAGCCGGAGCATAGAAGCAAGGCGCGAATCGTTTACTTTCACGGTAACCCCAAGCCACCAAACATTGAACCCGAACTAATGACTCATTGGCTATGAAAATCCATCCAACCGTAGTCGTTGAAGGTGACGTAAGCTTTGGAAAAGACGTACAGATTGGGCCGAATGTCTGCCTGTATGGGCCACTCGACATAGGCGCAAACTGCGAAATCTACCCTGGCGCAGTCATTGGCTCTGACCCACAACACCGCAGCAGACGCAAGTTGATGGGCGTGAAGATTGGCAAAGGTTCAGTCATTCGTGAATACGTCACGGTACACGCTGGAATTCAACGCCAAACCGTAGTCGGAGAGTTTGCTTACTTGATGGCTGGCAGTCACGTTGCTCATGATTGCTTTCTTGAAGAGAACGTCACGCTTGCGAACTCTGCTTTACTGGCTGGACATTGCCACGTGATGCGAAACGCCAACCTTGGCTTAAACGTTTCGGTCCATCAGTACAGCGTCATTGGCTCTTACACTATGCTGGGGATGGGAACCGTAGTGCATAGTCGCTCAAGGATTGAGCCTGGGGTTGTTTATATCGGAAATCCAAGCAAACCGCTCAGAATGAATCACCTCTCGATGAACCGCAGCCATGTTGAACTTCAGGAACTCGAAGACGAGCGGAAACGCTTTGAAACCTTGCGAAAGCAGATGCGTTAGGTACTTTGCCGCGTTTTCCCAGCGGGTATTTCTGAC